AGGTAAACAAAGTAGTAGCAGCTATAAGTCAAGGACTTATTGATTTTACTAAACCGTATGCACCAACGACAAATGTACAACAAAATAAAAATATGAACGAACTTAAGCTAACATCATACGGTGTAAAAGAGCTGTTAAAGGCAGTCTTTAATAGACTTGACTTACTTCCAAAATTAGGATTTGATAAATTTAAACACGTAATTCATCACTTAAAATACGGTGATCAGGAAGAGCAAGAGGAGATACGAAGTAAACTTAGACAATTAGGAGTTAATGTTGTATACGAATCAAAGGAAGTGCAACTAAGAAAGATTGTAAGAGAAGAGGTTGCTAAAATAATTAAAGGCAAAAAACAAACTAAATAAAATGAGCGGTGAGAGTAGAACACAGCAGAAGACTGAGGGTGAACCCAGCAACGTTGAGCCTGATGATTGCAATGTTTTTCAATCCTTTAGGTTTCGACGCACTATTCAAGATGGTAATGGACTGGACCGGTTCCTATTGGATTACGGATGCTATTTTTTATGGCGTATCAGCTTTATTCTTTATCTTGTACTATTTATTAAAGAAACGCTCTAATAGACATGAAGTTAATTAATTTAATTCCTTTAAGAGAGGTAGAAGATCAATCAACACCGGAGTTGATTGCAACACCATATTTCCGTGAATTTCAAACGAAGCATGGATACACTCCTCTGTTTAAGTATATAGGAGTAAAGAACCAACAACACATCTTCCTAGCTGATTTAGAGGATTTGGGTGCAATGAGTCTTATTGTAGCCAAAGCGCAGATCATGGCAAAAATTACTGATAAGGAAGCATCTTTTGGCTTAATATATACACTTACTGGCTTAAATCAGTTAGATGCGTGTATTTGTGTAATGAAGCAAAAAGATACCATTATTGAACTTATTCCTTTTGATGAAAAAGATAAGAAGAATTTTGATGCTCAAGCAACTAAGTTCGCATCTTTAATACAACAAGAATAGTATGAACAAGGATTTAGAAAAATTATTATCGTACCTATTGCATTCAAGAAACCAAGTACATGCGTTTCACTTGCAAACAAAGTCGTTTTCTGAACACACAGCTTTGGGTGTATACTACAATAGTATTGGAGATTTGTTTGATGGTATAGTAGAATCATACCAAGGTAAATACGATATTGTCGCTAACTATGAGAACTTTGGATTAGAGTCTTATAAAAGTGGTGAGGCAACTGTAGCGTACTTAAAAGCATTAGCTAAAAAGGTAGAGGATACCTTTAGCAAGGTAGAAGATACATACATCCAAAACCAGCTAGATGGTGTAACTGAATTAATATACTCAACAATATACAAACTAAGATTCTTAAAATAATGACAAAGAGACCGGTAAAACTTACAAAAGAAAGAGCATTGCGTGAAGCAATCCGTCGACTAGCTGTTAAAGTTCTTCGAGAGGAGGAAGAGAAGGCAGCTGAAGAGACTCCTGAGGAAACTCCAGAAGAAACTCCTACAACAACACCAACACCTGCTCCTGAAAAAGCTCCGGAAGAAAAACCAACTCCTGAAGAAGCTCCAGAGGAAGAAGAAGGATTGGGTGGCGACTTCCAAACCGCTGTTGATATGTTTACTCGCAAGATTAGCTCATCACAAGATACACCATCAGGGGACGACTTGGTAGATATGCTATCTCAAGTGGCTGAGAAGTTTACAACAACAAGTGAGGAAAGATTAAACTTATTAAAAGGAATCCGAAATAATATAGTACACTAATGAATACTACTCGCATCGAAAAGAGACTTAAAGAAGATACTGCATACCAAGAGTTCTTCCAAAAAGCTATGAAGAAGTTTGACATTTCATCTCCAACAGATCTTAAAGATCCAGAGAAGAAAAAGAATTTCTTTAACTACGTTGATAGTAATTACTCAGCTAAAAACGAAATACAAGGCGTTAGTGGACAATACACAGCTGCTATACAGCAGATGAAATCAGTAATGCAAACCTTTTTACAAAAGCTAGCACTTGCTCCTAGAGATATACAGAGAGATTTTGCTCAACTATATAAATCAGTTACAAAGCAGAGTATGCAGCAGCTAAACAAGTTTGAGATTGAAAAAATAATGGATGTTCTTAAGCCATTATTGGAGAAATCGGGATTCAAATTAAAAGTTAATGATAAAGAGCTTGCAATGGCGTTTACAGCAGCTCTCAGTCAAACTAAAAGCATAAACACTAAAGTACCAGCATCTGTCTTAGCGGAAGAGTACTTTCCAACTGATAGCAACGATGAGCCAAGTTTGAGAGCTGCTAAAAAAGCATTAGCTAATTTTTTTAGTAATATAATGCTAAATACAAATAGCCCAATCATACGAGGAAAGTTAGATACAAAGCAATTGGACATCTTATATGATCTTATTGATGACTATGCAATGGAGTACGCTCGAGACTATGCAGACAACCTCGATATGGAGCGAAATACATTCTAAGATGAAATTAGAAGTTACAAAAACAAACCTAATATTAGCTGCAGTAATTCTGTTACTGCTTGGTTACATTATAATCATAAGTAGAACAAACACTACTACAAATGATTTAGAATACAAAACCGAGATTGATAGCTTGAATAGAGCAATATCAACTTATCAGCAGCACCAGGTTGTTTTGGATCAAAAGATTTCAAATAAAGAATTAGTTATCAAAAAGCTAGATCAAGAAATAGATTCAACAAAACAAGTAATAATTCAAGAAAGAAAATACTATGGTGACAAAATTAAGAATGCTGGCCGTTATACTCCTACTGAGCTTAACAGCTTTTTCTCAGAACGCTACAACTAAAGAGCAGCTAGTCTGCATCCCACAATCTACAGCACAAAAGATTGCAGTCGATCTAATAAGATTAGACTCAGTTACCGTTGAGTTAAAAAACACACAAGTTGTTTTACAAAAGACTGAGCAAAAATTAGTTGAGCAGGATAGTCTTATTTTGATATATAAAGAAAAGCTTTCAACCTACCAACAAGAAATAGCTACACAAAATATTAGATTTAATACATGCTCCGAAAGAGTTACTAAGCTAGAAAAGGATGTAGTTAAATTGACTGACAAGAATAAGAGATTAAAGGGTTGGTTGAAAGGAATTGGTGGAGGTTTTATTACTAGTGTAGGATTGCTAATTGCCATGATTACAATAAAGTAATATGTCAGAACAACAAAAAAGTCTTAAAGAGATCATAAAAGATGAGTACGTTAAATGTGCTCGTTCAGCGTCTTACTTCATGAAAAAGTATTGTGTAATTCAGCACCCTACTAGAGGCAAGATTCCATTCCATTTATATCCATATCAGGAAGATGCGCTGCAAGACTTTCAAGACTTTGACAGAACAATTATTCTAAAATCAAGACAGTTAGGTATTTCAACTCTTATAGCAGGATATGCACTTTGGATGATCCTATTCCAAAACGATAAAAACGTACTTGTTGTTGCGATTGACCAAAACACATCTAAAAACCTTGTAACAAAGGTACGAGTAATGTTTGACAACTTACCAAGTTGGATGAAGTTGAAAGCGGTAGAAAGTAATAAATTATCAATGAGGCTTTCAAATGGATCTCAAATCAAAGCCGTATCAAGCACAGGAACATCAGGACGTTCAGAAGCATTATCATTAGTAATTATTGATGAGGCAGCTTTCGTTGATGGAGCGGAAGAGTTATGGGCATCACTACAGCAAACACTATCAACGGGTGGAGAGGGTATATTATTATCAACTCCTAATGGTACTGGTAACTTTTTCCATAAAATGTGGACAAAAGCAGAAGCAGGTGATAATAAGTTTAAGACATTAAGACTCCCATGGTCAGTACATCCTGAAAGAGATCAAGTTTGGAGAAATAGACAAGAGGATGAGCTAGGAGCTCGATTAGCAGCTCAAGAGTGTGATTGTGACTTTAGTACATCTGGTAATACAGTTGTAGCACCAGAGCTTATAACATACTATATGCAGACGTTTGCTCAAGATCCAATTGAGAAGAGAGGATTTGATGGAAACTTGTGGATATGGGAACAACCAGACTACACTAGAAGCTACCTAATAGCAGCCGATGTTGCCCGCGGAGATGGAAGCGATTATTCAGGTTTCCATGTAATTGATGTAGAGAGTGCATCACAAGTCGCAGAGTACAAGGGTCAACTATCCACTAAGGATTTTGGCAACTTATTAGTAGCCGTTGGTACAGAATATAATGATGCACTACTTGTAGTAGAGAATGCAAATGTAGGATGGGCAACACTACAGCAAATAATAGAACGTGGTTATAAAAACCTATACTACACACCTAAGGACAGTGGACTAGACTCAGATAAGTTTTTATCAAAAGGATATGATTTAACTGACAAGACCGACATGGTAGCTGGGTTTACAAACTCACATAAAGTAAGACCTCTTACAATCAGTAAGATGGAGTTGTATATACGAGAAAAAAGTTGTATAATAAGGAGTAAGCGATTGCTAGACGAGTTGTTTGTTTTTATTTATAGAAATGGAAGACCAGAGGCTGCATCAGGTTACCACGATGATTTAGTAATGTGTTTTTGTCAAGGATTGTGGGTAAGAGATACTGCATTGAGATTGAGACAAGCGGGAATAGATCTTAGCAGAACAGCCGTTAGTCATATCAAATCTACAGTATCAATATACAAACCAACAAATACCAAGAGCGGTTGGAGTATGAAAACACCGGATGGTAGAGATGAAGACCTTAACTGGTTAATGTGACTATTTATATAAAACTATAATTAATGGCTGAAGACCAACAACCAAGATCAATTTTTGCATCCCTAAGAAAACTTTTTAGTACAGACGTTATTATACGTAATGTAGGAGGCAATCAGTTGAAAGTGATTGATACTGAGAAAATTCAGTCTGACGGTAATATTAAGACCAACAGACGAGTTGATAGGTATTCAAGATTGTTCTCAACAATGCCAGGCGGAATGTCTATGCATGCTGGGCAATTGCAGTTATACACTCGATTAGAGTTATTCCGTGATTACGAAGCAATGGACACTGATAGTATTATATGTTCAGCTTTAGACATATATGCAGACGAGTGTACTGCTAAGAATGAGTTTGGAGATGTATTAACGATTAAGTCTCCTAACGAAAAAGTACAAAAAGTACTTCACAACCTTTTTTATGATGTATTAAACATTGAGTTCAATCTATGGCCATGGATCAGAAACACCGTCAAATATGGTGACTTCTTCCTAAAGCTAGATATTGCAGAGAATTATGGTGTGATCAATGCGGAACCTATATCAGCTTACGAGATGATCCGTGAGGAGGGAATGGACCCAAACAAACCAAATGAGATTAGATTCAAAAGAGACTTTACAGCACTTTCATCAGCTTATTCTGTTTCATCTAATAAAGATGCAGAAGAGTTTGATAACTATGAAATAGCTCACTTCAGATTACTTACAGATACAAACTTCCTACCTTACGGTCGTTCACTAATTGAACCAGCTAGAAAAGTGTGGAAACAGATTACTCTTATGGAAGATGCGATGTTAATCCACCGTATCATGAGAGCTCCAGACAAGCGTGTATTCAAGATTGACATTGGTAATATTCCACCAAACGAAGTAGAAGCGTTCATGGAAGGTATGGTCAATAAGATGAAAAAAGTACCATACATTGATCAAGATACTGGAGAATACAACTTAAAGTATAACATGCAAAACTTACTAGAAGATTTTTACCTTCCAGTACGTGGTGCAGAAAGTGGAACTTCAATAGAATCTTTAGCAGGTGTTCAGTACGACTCTATTGCAGATATTGACTATCTAAAAAATAGAATGTTAGGATCTTTAAAAATTCCTAAAGCTTATCTAGGATACGAAGAGGATACAACTGGTAAAGCTACATTAGCTTCTCAAGACTTTAGATTTGCAAGAACTATTGAAAGAATACAAAAGATAGTAGCTTCTGAGCTTAATAAAATAGCAATAGTACATTTATATGCACAAGGGTTTACGGACGCTGAGTTAGTAGACTTTTCATTAGAATTAACAGCACCATCTTCTGTATACGAAAAAGAGAAAGTGGAATTGTGGACATCCAAAGTAACGCTTGCTGGTGATATGATAGAGAAGAAACTATTCAGTCGCTATTGGGTATATGAAAACCTATTTAATTTAAGTGAGGCTCAGTTCTTACACGAACAAGATAGAATTATTGAGGATACAAAAGCACAGTTTAGAATTGAGCAGATTAAGACAGAAGGGAATGATCCAGTAAAAACTAAACAGTCATTTGGAACACCTCACGACTTAGCAACTTTATATAAAGGTAATGGTGGAGTTCCGAAAGGATATGATGCTGATAAAAAGGTGCCTGAAGGAGGTTGGCCAGGAGCAGGACGTCCTGAAGAACCGGGATCTTACAGAACACATGAGCATCCACTTGGATGGGATCCGTTAGGAAACAAAACAATAATGAATGTGTCAGAAACAAGATCTAGTAGAAGACAGTCGATTGAAGCATATAGATCAGTACTAAATTCCATGCCAAGCAAGAAACAAGCATTAACTGAGACCTTTGATGAGAAAATCGAGCAAGATAACTCAAATTTATTGAGCGAAGATAACATCTTACCAGAGGAATAAAACATAAGTGCATATTTATATTTAGATGAAGAAGTCAACACATTCCAAGATCAAGAACACTGCAATTCTATTCGAATTGCTGACTAGGCAAGTTGCAGCTGACACGATCAAGGGTATTGATAAGTCACCAGCTTTAGCATTAATAAAGGAGTACTTTAAGTCAAACTCCGTAGTTGCTAAAGAATTGGTACTTTACCAAACACTTGTAAATGAGAGATTCTCTAATCCAGAGAAGGCATCTTACTTGGTCAACACTGTAGTAAAGCTCCGTAACAAGTTGGATACAAAAGCATTGAGAGATACAAAGTATTCGTTAATTCATGAAATTAAGAATCACTACGAATTAGGAGATTTTTTTAAAACAAACCTTTCCGAGTACAAACTATATGCATCCATATACAGGGTGTTTGAGGGAGTAACAGTATCGAGAGCATCTGAAGTTGTTAATAGCCGATTTACAATTATTGAGCATTTGACTAAGAAAAAGTCAAATCAACTACAAGAAGCTACTAATCCAGTTGGAGATTATCTTAAGCAAGATGAAGAAATTCGTTTATTAGCATACAAGCTAATGATTGATAAGTTCAATGAAAAATATGCTAATTTATCTGCTAAGCAGAGAAGCATACTTAAGGAGTACATAAACAACATATCAAATACAGTTTCTTTAAAGGAGTTTGCAACTAACGAAGCAAAGCAACTTCAAACACAATTAAAGAAACAACTACCAAAAGTAGTAGACAAAATTACAAAGATTAAGTTGAATGAAGTAGTAAACATGCTTGATTCTTTTCCAAAGATGCGCACCATTAAGGAAGAACACATCTTGTCGCTATTGCTTTATTACGAATTAATAAAAGAGCTAAAGAATGTCAACTAAAACAAACCTAACTGAAGAAGAAAAGAACGAAGTTCGTAGCTATATAAAAAAGCTACGAAAAGAGGGAAGTACTACTGCAGGTGTTCCTGGCTTCCTTACTGCAGCTGCTTGGTCTGGTGAAGAGGGTGGTGATGGTACTAATGCTATTGATGTTGAAGATGAACAATATTCATTCTCAATAAAAGCTAGTGAGAAAAAACCACACTTTGTAAAGCTACACGAAGCTAACTATAAAACCTTTAAGGAGGATAGTTCATTAAGTGAAGTACAAAAAGTAAATAGAAAAGTACTAGAAGTCAATCGTATGTTGAGAGAAATCTCACAAGCATTAGATCATAGTATGAAGTTGAAGACAGAATCGTCATTAGACAACTCTCGTTACTGGAAAAAGACTAACGAAGCTATTTTAAAAATGAAAGTTAGGATTGGAGAAGTAAATAAAAAGGTAAGCCAATTAGCTAACCTAAAAGAATTAGCTGCCAATTCAGTAAAAGATAAACTAGTACAGATTTTTAACAAAGCTGGATTACAAGTAACAGCTCAAGATCTTGACTATAACCAAATAGGTAGTGACTGGTATGAGTTTGATGTTATGATGAACGGAGAACCGGTTGCAATTGATTATAAGGCTGGAGAAGTTATCTACCAGGATTACGATGAAGATATAAGACTTGGAAACTTTAATCAAGAGCAGCAGTTAATACAAAACATAACTAAAGAATTTAATCCATGAAACAAGTACTAGTTGATTACATAGGATCAATCACCGTAACGCCAGAACAGATTACAGAATCTATGGCAAACAACAACGGTAAGGTTATTGTTAGTGGTATCATGCAAAGAGGTAGTACTGGTAAAGATGAAAACTTTAACCAAAATGGTAGAAGCTATCCACTTCCAATACTAAAGCGTGAAAGCGATAAGTACAAAAAAGTATTTATAGCTGAGCGTAGAGCTTTAGGAGAATTAGATCACCCAGAGTCCTCAGTAGTAAACCTATCTAACGTATCCCACAATGTGGTTGATTTATGGTGGAATGGTTCAGACTTGATGGGTAAGATCGAGATCTTAGGAACACCATCAGGAAACATAGCAAAAGAGCTATTAAAAGCTGGAATCCGTTTAGGTATTTCATCTCGTGGTATGGGTTCAGTTACAAACTTAGGAGAAGGAAAGGTAGAAGTTCAAGATGATTTTGAAATCGTTTGTTGGGACTTAGTATCTAATCCATCTACTCAAGGAGCTTTCATGTCACCATCACTTAATGAAGGTGCAAATAGAGGAGCATCTAATAAGTATTCAAAAATCAATTCACTTATCGGTGATATAATTTCAGTAATGTAATATGAAACTAAAGCAAATTATAGAAAATCTAGACCAAAAGGTAGAGCGTAACGAAAAAGCTGCATTCTTACAAGAGGTAGCCCTATTTAACGAGTATGGAAACATTATTTACCGTACTGAGGGCATGCGTGAAGCAGCTGAAAAAATAAGTAAAATTGTTGAGAACGCTGAGCGTATTGCTTTGCAGGAAACTGACGAATGGTTTGACGAAGTAACCGTTAAGCGCAATATGAAGTCTCTTCGATCCAACAATGAAGCATTCAAGAAAACTGTAGGTGAGGTTGCTAAATTGCAACAACGCCTAGAAGCTCTTTATGAAGAAATGGGTAGTACTTTAGGTAGATACTACGAAATACATTAAGCATGACTAAACATAGCAAGCTCGTTTCAGAACTTATATCAAGTGTACTCAGTGAGTATATATTTGAAGAGGAAAACCCATTTGCAGCTGCTGCTGATAAAGAGGCTGAGGGAGGAGATGCTGCGGCAGAAGAAGCTCCTGCTGCTGATGGTGCAGATGCAAAGAAAGATGAAGCACCTAAAAAGAAAGAGGGTGGAGACGAGAAGAGTTTAACTTTTAACTTTGATGTTGTTGGAGTTAAAAAGTACAATAAAGCACACTTCTTAAATTCTACAGCAGTAGCTAATAAAATTACTAAAGATGGTATACTTGCTACAGTGCAACCAGACGGAGTAGATATTCTTGTAGGTTTTGATGATATTACAGAAAGCGCTAAGAAATTCTTTAAAGTTAGGAAATGAATAAGGCAACACAACTAAGTACCATTGTAGAAAGAATTCTACGAGAAGAGGAAGATAAAAAGCAAATTGCAGCAATGGATGCAGCTATGGCTGATTCATTTAAAACACTAGGTGCAGAGTTTGAAGCAAATAAGGAGGAGATACAACAAGATGTAGCTGACTCGGAAGCAGAATTAAACGAAGCTTTAGGGGCAATAGCCATCATTGGTATGATTCTTGCCGCTCCAAAAGTGGTTGAGCTGTTTGTAAAAGGAATTGGTAAACTAGTAGCAGTGTGGAAAAAGATTGTTAAGCCAGGACAGGCAAAAGGACAAGAGGAAGAATTTGCTCACAACATTATCGAGTTTACACACAAGTGGCATAAGATGTATATTAAAGGCTTAAAATTCATTCTCAAATTATCTGGAATTTTTAAAAAAGCTGGAATACAAGGTGATGCAGCTCAAGATAAGGCATCCGAAGCAGTTTACTATGTTATTATTGGATTGTTAGCAGTGTATAGTGGTGTTGGTGCAATAGGTGCATTTAAAGGAGCAGTAACTGGAGCAGCTCATGGAGGAGGCTTTTCTATAGCAGCTCTAGAGGCAGCTATGGCTGGAATCAAAACTTCTGAGGTTGCTCAGTTTGCAGGTAAGCTAGGATTGAAAGCGTCATAACCTACAAAGATACAAATTATTTTTAATAAATACACCAATAAAAGTGTGTTTTATAATTTAGCGTAATACTTATTGTTAAATACGCTATCCTTATTATAGTGTCCTATATTTGATATTAAATTGCAGGCTCCAATAGCCTCAGGACAAAAAAATCCAAAATGAACAAATTATTAAAAGATGCAATTGCAGACGCTAAAGCCGTTAGAGAAACAGCATTAGCTAACGCTAAGTTTGCACTTGAAGAAGCATTTGCTCCCAAATTCCAGTCTATGCTATCTCACAAAATCAAAGAAGAGATGGAAGAGGATGAAGTAGAGGAAGTACCTGCAGAAGACAGTGCTGAAGAAAAAATGGAGTCAAGAATGCGATCAAACGCTGGAATCTACGAAGAAGATGATATCTACGGAGATGAGAGTGGTGAAGGTTCTACCGAAGTGGCTGGTGAAGATCCAGAGGCTTTAGCTGAAGAAGGTGACGAAGAAGAAATGCCTGCTGAAGAAATGCCTACTGAAGAAGGAATGGATGGTGAAGAAGAGGGTGATATCTCTGATGCAGATCTAGAAGAATTGATTCGTGAGTTAGAAGGTGAAGCTGAAGAAGCTCCAATGGAAGACGAAGAAGAAATGATGGAAGGTGAAGACGAAGAGTATGAAGAAGCTCCTAAAACTGAAGCTCGTCGCAAAAAGAACAAAATGAAGATGATGGAAGAAGAAGGAGACGAGGAAGCATCTGAAGAAGATGACGAAGAAGTTGACTTAGAAGAAATCATCCGTGCACTACGTGAAGAAGATGAAGATGGTGAAGGCGAAGACACTGAAAGAGCTGAAAAAGCTGAAGAAGAGTTAGAAGAAGCTTACAAAGTAATCAGATTCCTACGTGGTAAATTAAATGAGATCAACCTTTTAAATGCTAAATTACTTTATGTAAATAAATTAATTAAGAAAGAAGGTCTTACAGAATCTCAAAAAGTGAAAATCATTGAAACTTTTGATCGTGCTAAAAACGTTCGTGAAGCGAAATTGATCTACACAACCCTTGCTGAATCAGTTAATAAGAAGTCTGCAGTGAAAGCTACACCAACTAAAACTAAAATGGTAGAAGGATTTGCTTCTAAAAGTCAAAAACCAACTACTAAGATTTTAAGTGAGAACAAAATTTACAACCGTTTTACAGAATTAGTAAAATTTAATCGTTAATCAAAAATTTAAAAAATAAAATCAAATGAACTTATTTGAAAACATGCACAGTGAAAACAGAGGCGAAGCAACAAAGCCTTTGATTTCCAAGTGGTCTCGTACGGGATTGCTTGAAGGCTTAGGTTCTAAAAATGAGAAGTCCACAGTGGCTGTCCTTTTGGAAAACCAAGCAAAACAATTAGTAAAAGAGGGTTCTGGAACAACTGCAGGTGTAGGTGGATCAGGATTTGAACAATGGACTGGAGTAGCTCTTCCGTTAGTACGTCGTGTATTTGCTGAAATCGCTGCTAAAGAGTTTGTCTCTGTACAGCCAATGAACTTGCCTTCAGGTCTAGTATTCTACTTAGACTTTAAGTATGGTAACAACAAGCAACCATTCGGATTTGCTCCAACTGGACAAAACCAAACTGGTACATTACAAGGTATTACAAACGCAGCTGGTGACCCAACTGACGGTCTTTATGGTACTGGTCGTTTTGGATATTCTACAAACGCTGTAACAGCATCTTGGGCAAACGCAATAGCATTTGCATCTGCAAGTGCAGTAACTGCAGCTGATGTTAACTTTGATGGTGATTTTACAGGATCATTAACTTCTTACCGTAAGCTTACTGTTCCAGTTCCAACAACAGCTGACTTGTATGCAGTAAGAGCTTTCACTCTTTACTCAGGTTCAAGTTTATTGACTGGATCACAATATTATCCACAGTTTACTACAATCACATCTACTTACACTGCATCTTTCATCGTATTGAACGCTGCTTTGACAACTGGATCAGTTGCTTCTGGACTTGTAGGATATTCTATCCAACCATCAAACGATAACAGAAATGACTTCGAATCTAATGGAGTAACTTCTACATCACGTAACTTGGATAATAACTTGAACATCCCAGAAATTGAATTGCAAATGCGTTCAATTCCAGTAACTGCTAAGACTCGTAAGTTGAAAGCAAGCTGGACTCCTGAATTTGCTCAAGATTTGAATGCTTACCATTCAGTAGATGCTGAAGGTGAATTGACAGCTATGTTGTCTGAGTACGTTTCTATGGAGATTGATTTAGAGATCATGGATATGTTGATTCAAGCTGCTGCAACAACTGATTATTGGTCAGCTAAAGTAGGAGTAGAGTTTAACAGCGCTTCTAACACGTTTGTGACTAGCCAGTTTACTGGACAAGCTTACATCCAAGGTACATGGTTCGCTACTTTAGGTACAAAATTACAAAAAGTATCTAACCAAATTCACGCGAAAACATTACGTGGTGGTGCAAACTTCCTTGTATGTTCTCCAGATATCTCTACTATCCTAGAATCAATCCCAGGATATGCTGCAGATGGTGATGGAACAAAGACTAAGTATGCAATGGGCGTACAAAAGGTAGGTGCTTTAACTAGCCGTTACCAAGTGTACAAAAACCCTTACATGCAAGAGAATACAATCTTGATGGGCTTTAGAGGTAATCAATTCTTGGAAACAGGAGCTGTTTATGCACCTTACATTCCATTAATGTTGACTCCACTTGTGTACGATCCAAACAACTTTATCCCAAGACGTGGTGTAATGACACGTTACGCTAAAGTTGTAACTCGTCCAGAGTTCTACGGTAAAGTATATGTAGCTGACTTAGGTACAGTTTAATACTAACCAAAACATAACCTTAAAAGCCTCATAGTAATATGGGGCTTTTCTGTTTTCCATGCTATTTATATAAAACAAAACGTTACTAGTTTATGGAATTACAACAGAGTCAAAGTCAACAACCTCAAAAGAAAATTAGCAATCTTAACAAGAGAAAACCAAAAGGTCAAATCAAATTTAAGATAGAACTGAATGAAGAGCAGAAAGCAGCAAAAGCTGTTATCTATGACAATCCGGTAATCCTTTTGAAAGGTATGGCAGGTTCTGGTAAAACCCTAGTTGCATGTCAGGTGGCACTTGATATGTTCTTTAAGAGAGAAATCGAAAAAATTGTAATAACAAGACCAACAGTAGCTAAAGAGGAGATAGGATTTCTTCCAGGTGACATGAAGGAAAAGATGGATCCATGGTTAGCTCCAATATACGCTAATCTCTATATGCTTTATAATAAGGAAGCGGTAGACAAGATGGTTGCTGAGGGTATTATAGAGATTGTTCCATTTGCATTTATGCGAGGTAGGACTTTTCCTGATGCATTAGTGTTAGTTGATGAGTGTCAGAATATTACACACACTCAAACAGAGATGATGTTAGGTCGTCTAGGTAAAGGAGGAAAGATGGTATTCTGTGGAGACCTTGCACAGATTGACTTAAAAAATAGAAAGGACTCGGGTATCAGCTTCTTTCTGCGCTTAGAGGAGCATGTGAAGGGAGTTAAGATATTAACACTTAAAACAAACCATCGTCATGAGATTGTGGAAAACATACTTTCAGTATACTCAGATTATCGAGATTAATATATTGTAGTTTTATGAGATATAAAGGACCCTTCGTGGTCCTTTTTTTGTTGATTACTTTTTTTGCTGATATTTATATTAAACTCTAGATACATGAATATACCAATTTGGCCAGGCTCAAGCTCCTTCGTTAGTGCATCTGCTTCTTACTATGCAGGCTCAACAACGACGAGACCAACCCCATTTGGCTATTACGACGCCGATGCAACCTTTAAGACAGAATCTAATAAGGTAGCTGACTGGTGTGCTCGTAAATTAGGATATCCTATAATGGAGGTTGAGTTGCAAGATATAAACTTCTTTGCTGCATTTGAGGAATCAGTTACTGAGTTTAGTACTCAGGTAAATATGAGTAATGCAAAAGATTACATGCTCACACTACAAGGAACTCCAACAACTAATCAACTATCACAGAGAGTTGTAACTCCTAATCTAGGACGTACTATTAGCATGGCTAAGCAGTATGGAAGTGAGGCAGGATCTGGTGGTGATGTAGATTATAAAAAAGGCTATATAGAATTAGTAGGTGGACAGAGTGAATACGACTTAACTGCTTTATGGGCTAATGTAAACGAGTCAGGAAGTGCTATTGAAATTAAAAGGGTGTATCATGACTTTACGCCAGCGATTGTAAGGTACTTTGATCCTTATGTAGGAACAGGAGCAGGAACACAGCAAATGCTAGATAGCTTTGGATGGGGTTCTTACTCACCAGCGGTTTCATTTATGGTACAACCGTTGTATGCAGATTTACTTCGTATGCAAGCTATTGAATTAAACGATACAATAAGAAAATCAACATATAGCTTTGAGTTAAGAAACAACAAGTTGAAGTTATTCCCAACACCTACATATCCAGTAAGTATGTGGTTTGAGTATGTTGTAACAGCAGACAGAAATAACCCACTAAAAGAGCCTACTGGATCGATTAGTGATTTGAGTAACGTACCTTATAGCAGAATCCAATTTACAAATATCAAAGATATAGGACTTCAGTGGATCTATAAGTACACTCTTGCAACAGCCAAAGAGATGCTAGGTTTAATTCGAGGTAAATATTCTACTGTTCCAATTCCAGGTGCAGATATTACGTTAAATGGAATAGACTTAATATCACAAGGACGTGAAGATAAAGTTGCTTTGATATTAGAATTAAACACACTACTTACATCAAT